ATAGAACAATGAAACTATTTTCAGAGGCAGTCGAAGACGTAGAGTATATCTGCGAAGCAAAGGAAGACGGTAGTAAGAACTACAAGATTCGTGGTATCTTTATGCAGGCTGACATCAAGAACCGTAATGGTCGTGTCTACCCTATGGAAATACTCAACAAAGAGGTAACTAAATACAATAAGAACTTTATTAAAGAGAATCGTGCATTTGGTGAACTTGGACATCCAGACGGACCAACCGTAAATCTGGAACGAGTTTCTCATATGATTACGTCCCTAGAACCTAATGGAAAAAACTTTATTGGTGAAGCAAAGATTATGGCTACACCAATGGGTGAGATTGTGAAGAGTCTTATGGATGAAGGTGCAAAACTAGGCGTTTCCTCACGGGGAATGGGTAGTCTAGATCAAAAAGGTGGTGCAAACTATGTGCGGGACGACTTCTATCTCGCAACAGCAGCAGACATTGTTGCTGACCCCTCTGCGCCAAACGCTTTCGTAGAAGGTATTATGGAAGGTAAAGAGTGGGTTTGGAACAACGGTGCGTTGTTGGAATCAGAAATGATGGAGATGAAGAGGGAGTTTGATGTTAAGAAACGTCAGAGGAACGCAACTAAAGAAGCATTGGCATTTGCTAAGTTTCTTAAAAGACTTTAATTTATAAATAATCAACAGAACTAGGTAAGGAGACACCCTATGTCAGAACTAGAACAAACAATCGAAGAGTTGGAAGCGGAAGTACTCGCTGAGCTCGAAGAGGCGAGTGACCCCCAGACAAAGGGTGCTACTCCAGCCGAAGGTAAAAAGAAAATTGGAAATGAAACACCCGGCGGTGAAGTTGCCGACGTTGGTGGTGCTGATCCAGAAGCCAAGGTCGAGAAAGGTGCCGATGAAGATCGCCCTGAGAAGGCGATTGGTAAGAAAGCCGCAGCTGCTGCAAAAGCAGTTTCCGGTGATGCACAACAGAAGGGTGCTGATAAAGCAGAAGGCCCTCAGAAACTCGCTGCTGGTTTTGAACCAGAAGATGGCGAAGTTGTCACAGAAGCAAAACGCATGACGAAAGAAATGCTCAAAGCTGGGATGATGAAGAAGATGGAAGGTATGAAAGCCGTCGATCTGAAAGCCGCATATGAGAATATGATGTCTCCCGCTGAAGACATGGATGGAATGGACGAAGCTGCAAACGACGAACTCAAGAAACTTGAGGACGCAAAAGCAGAGATCGAAGAGAAGATCAAGTCCATCAATGTCAAGGAAGACGTTGCCGCTCTCGTTGATGGTGAAGACCTCTCTGAAGAGTTTAAGAATAAGGCAGCAACAATCTTTGAAGCTGCTGTTAAATCAAAAACCCGTGAGGAAATTGCTCGTATTCACGAATCAATGACTTCCGATTTTGAAGTAAAACTGGAAGAGTCTGTTGATGCTCTTACAGAAAAAGTAGATACTTATCTCAACTACGTTGTAGAGACATGGACTAAAGAGAACGAGTTGTCAATTGAGCGTGGACTAAAGGGCGAGATTGCAGAAGACTTTATCTCTGGACTGAAACAGTTGTTTGAAGATCATTATATTGACGTGCCTGATGAGAAATATGACGTTCTCGAAGCACAGTCTGAGAAAATTGCTGAACTAGAAGAGAAGGTTAACAATGTTATGGAGCAGAATATCGCTCTCACAACAGTTAAGTCTGGTCTAGTTCGGGAACAGGTTATCTCTGAAGCTTGCGAAGATTTAACCGATACCGAAATTGAAAAGTTCAAGTCTCTCACTGAAGATGTTGATTTTGTTGACGAAGAGTCCTTCAAAGCAAAACTCGACACCTTGAAGGAAAGTTATTTCCCGAAGACGATTGTTGAACAAACTTTTGATGATGAAGATGGTGGCACCGCACAGGACATTGATACGACTGAAGCTATGGGCGCTTACATGTCGGCAATTAGTCGTAACAAAGAGCGTGCCCAATAATATTATAAAAAACAGATGTAATTATAAAGGAGAAACAAATGTTTCAGACAGAACATCTACAAGAAAAGTGGCAGCCAGTCCTAGAACACCCTGATCTACCAAAGATTCAGGATTCTTACAAGCGGGCAGTTACTACTCTCATCCTAGAGAACCAAGAAAAAGCTATGAAAGAAGACCGTGGTTTTCTTTCAGAATCAGCACCCGTCAACAGCATGGGTGGTGGACAGATGGACACATGGGATCCAATTCTAATTTCCCTAGTTCGTCGTGCAATGCCTAACCTCATTGCTTATGACGTTTGTGGTGTGCAGCCAATGACAGGTCCAACTGGACTTATCTTTGCGATGCGTTCCTCACTCGCCTCACAGGATGGTGCAGAAGCCCTCGTTGATGAGTCATTCCCTGATACTTCCAACCAGAACGCTGCCGGTACAATCGGTGGTGGTGATGTTGGTACTACAGAGACTAACCCTGCTGTTCTTAATGATTCCTCGCCAGGAACCTATACTTCCGCAACAGGTATGACACGCAGTCAGGCTGAAGCACTTGGTGATAGCGGTACAAACGCTTTCGCTGAAATGGCATTCAGCATTGAGAAGTCTACGGTTACTGCCGTTTCCCGTGCGCTCAAAGCAGAGTACACAATGGAACTTGCACAGGACTTGAAGGCAATTCATGGTCTTGACGCCGAGACAGAACTCAGCAACATTCTTTCTACAGAAATTCTTGCTGAAATTAACCGTGAAGTTGTTCGTTCACTATATGTCACTGCCGTGGCTGGTGCTCAGGTTAATACAACTGCTGCTGGTACTTTTGATCTGGACACCGACTCAAATGGTCGTTGGTCAGTTGAGAAGTTCAAGGGTCTAATGTTCCAGATCGAACGTGACGCCAATGCGATTGGTCAACAGACTCGTCGTGGCAAGGGTAACATGCTGATCGTTTCAGCTGACGTTGCTTCTGCTCTTCAGATGGCTGGTGTTCTTGATTACACACCTGCCCTGAATAACAACCTCGCAGTTGACGACACATCTTCCACATTTGCTGGTACGATGAATGGTCGTTTCAAGGTCTATGTTGATCCATACTCTGCAAATGTTGCTGCTAGTCAGTATTATGTTTGTGGTTACAAGGGCACATCACCTTACGATGCTGGTTTCTTCTACTGCCCATACGTTCCCCTTCAGATGGTTCGTGCGGTTGGTGAGAATTCCTTCCAGCCCAAGATTGGTTTCAAGACCCGTTATGGTCTTGCTGCTAACCCATTCGCTGCTGCGGGTGCGGTTGCTGCCGCTGACACGGTTAACACCGATGCGTCACTGGATGCTAACACCAACGCTTGGTATCGCAGAGTCAAGGTCACTAACCTTATGTAAAATAAGGAAATCACTAAACTTGGGGGGGCAAAATGCCCCCCCTTTTTTTGTTATAAATATAAGTAAAGATATTTGGGATATGTATATGAAGAAGTTAGGTGTAATCGGTGTTGGCTCTGCTGGAATTATAAGTCTTAATTATTTTTGTGCATATCTAGATAATTCGTGGGAAATTGTTTCCATTCATGATCCTAATATTAAAATATTGGGTATCGGTGAAAGTACCAATCCTTTTTTTGTTAAACTTTTAAAATCTGGGGTAGATTTCACATCCTTAGAGGACTTAGATAATTTAGATGGTACATTAAAATACGGCACTAAATTCATTGACTGGCGTAAAAACGAGTGGCTTAGCCCTTTAATCGGTAATGGTGTTGGTATACACTTTGATACAAACAAATTAAAAGATTTTGTCCTTCCCAAATTAAAAGAAAAGTGGGGTAAAAAATTTAGTATTATTGAAGGTACATTAACCAATATAATACAAAACGAAGTATGTGCAGTGGCCAAAATTGGAGACGAAGATCATACATTTGATTATATTATCGACTGTCGTGGGTTTCCAACAGATTTTTCTGATTATAATTTAAGTGATTGCTCGTTATTAAATCATTGCTTAGTACACGATCATAAAACTTTTAACCCAGTAGAAGCAACAGAACACCGGGCCACAAAAAATGGGTGGATGTTTGGTGTACCGTTACAATCTAGATGTGGTTACGGTTATCTATATAACGATGAAATAACTTCAAAGGTAGATGCAATTGCAGATATGTCGGAACTTTTAAAGGTTCCTGTTAATGAATTAACTATAAGAGAGTATTCTTTCAAACCATATTATGCTAAAAAAATATTAGATAACAGAATATTAAAAAATGGAAATCGTGCATTATTCTTTGAACCTATTAGTGCTACTAGCATTTATATGTATATTCAAATTTGCAAATCATTTAGGAAATTTTTATTAGGTAATTGTAAGGCAACAGATGTTAACCATTCGATATATGATATTTTAGAAAGTTTAGAAACAGTTATTAGATACCATTATCATGGTGGTAGTAACTACAACACAAAATTTTGGAGAAAGGCTAAAGCATCTGCAACAGAACAATTAAAGAATGATTCTAAATTTTATAAACACGTTACTATGTATAGGGATTTGGTTAAAAAACAGACACCGTATTCTGGGCCGCAGATGATTTTTGATGCAGTTTCGTGGCACAAATTAGATAAATATTTTGAATATAATTATTATACGTCAGATGAAGGATTTTAGTTTGATTTTGTTGGGAGTTAATTTATAAT